TTTTTCATCTTTTTCATCTATCGTTTCCTTATGCTTCCCAAAGCTAACGCGGGCACTATTAACGATAGTGAGATCAGTACCCATGTGGTCCACGAGGTCAACGCGGCCAATTCCGTCTCTATAGACATGTATACTCCTTAAGGGCTTTTCTTCAAAGGGTGCTGCCCGTGGCACCGTTACTTTAAAACTGTGATGTGGATTATGTTTTGGATCCCTTCCATCGCTCATTCTGGCTCCACAACAGCCATGATGTGGCTTCTCTCAATAAGATAGAACTGTTGGTCGACAACATCGATTTCTCGTATAATATGAGATGGCACTATAAGGACATCGCCATATTTATAGTCACCCAAGGGGTCACGCTTCATTGACACAGCCTTGTATGGCTTCTCAGCAGGTCTATAGTCCTCTGGAAGTGCTATGAGGCTCTCTTTCTCTTCTTTTTTGTCAAAAGAAAGATCTACCTCGATCCAATTATTTTTAGGTTCTAAAATCATCATTACTCCATCTTTGTCCATTTAAATTATCGTACAATGGAGATAAAGTCAAGTCACTTTATCTCACAAGCTCCACCAGCACAAGCCAATTCGCCCTGTAGGTCTGTGTCGTCTTGCATTTCTATAATACCTGTAAGCTCTACATCGACCAGATCATTCAACATTTGCTCGTATACTTCTTGCGTGCAGTCTTCAAAAGGCGCTTGGATATAAGTGCCGCCATCATAAGGCAAGACCGATAAACCATTGTAATAATTTCTATTCTCCCACATCCAGTCGCCAACCAAATCCCATTCGTCCTCTTTTATTGTAACAGTAGCCGAGACATTGTGGGTATTCTGGCCCTTACGGTGCCCCTTCTTGATCCAGTTTGAACTAAACCTCTTAACTCTCTCAAGAAGTTCAAGGGCGCTCTCAGAGCGAAGTATAGAGCCCTCTGGGGCCTTCTGCGGGACCTGGATGACAGCCGTATCATGTGGCCGGAAATACTCATCCTCCACCAACCCAGGGTGGTAATTATTTAGATGTGTATAGATGGCCTCATTCTTGCCTACTCGAACTCTTCTAATATAATATGGTGCATGCCAAGCATGAATGCCCGACGAAGTGCCAAGAGTTAAGCTGGTAGTGCCCGCTGGCTTAATACAAGTGGTTCTGGCTGCTGGGTTAATACCGATTAGAGCAGCGGCTCGTGCGTTCTCTTCTTTGACTACATTAGCAGCTTCAGAGGTGTCTAGATCCAATACTCTACCGGACGCAATCCCAGTCATAGATACACCAATTAGGGCATCTTTTTCTGTAGTTCTTTGCCACACAGGTCGTAGGTAGTGAAAATCGGTATACGATGCTTGGAGCGTGCCAATAAAGGTTGCTGCCCGAACACGATCGTTTAAGTCTTCTTGGTCTTTAACATTTGAAACATTAACTTCAGTCAAGTTACAGAACTGGAAGGGGCGTAGAGCAATCTCGCAACAGGGGTTAGTCCCCCAATCTTTATCGTATGTAAAGTAGAAGCCTGGTTCTCCCGCACCAGATGCTCTAACTCTGCCCCACAGATCTTTGAAGAAGTCTTCAGTAACAATGTGGCGCATCAACACAATTGAATTATTGGCTCGTCCTCTCTGTGGGTTTTTCTCCCACCAACTTCCCGTCTTGGCTGCGATCATCTCGTCATCATCAGCCGAGAACAGGGAAATAAGAGCGGCTCGTCTAATGCCACCGGCCAGCACTGCGTCTGCTATATGGCAGATCATGTCGTGGACTTCAATTGGTCGTAGCTTATCGCCATTTTCTTTTGCTTCCAGGATACCTTCAAGTTTTACTAAGCACTCTTTCAGAGGCTGTGGTCCTGGGGCTTTGCCCCCTGATGTCACTAGCCTGCTGCCTTTCGGTCTAATATCCGAAAAGTCAAAGCGCAACTTTGAAGTTCCACGGAAGTAGGACATCACAAGAGCCTTGACTGCATCAGCCCAGCCCTCAATAGAATCCCCCACTAAGAAACGGTAAGTTCTCTTACCGTTAGGTTTTAGTATTTGTGGCAGCTTTTCTACATGGTGCGTCTGTACTGAGTACCCAACACCAGTGCCCCCCAGTAGGAGAAACATAATTTCTCCAAAAGCTCTAACGTCATCAGCCGGCAAATAAGCACAGTTGAAGACTCTATTAGGAGCAACCTCAATTGGTTTGCCCCCAAACTGCATCGAACGCATAGAAGGGAGAACCTTCTTATCATAAACAAACTGGTACGCCTTTTCGATTTCTTCCTTTAGATTAGGATACTTTCTAATATGCATCTCTTTGTTTCTAGTAACAAGTTCTTCGTATGTCTCTCTACGATACTTCTCCGGTAAATACCGTGCATACTTCATGTAGACTGTGATGTCTGACAATATTCTTGAGGCGATCTCCATTTTATATACTCTCCCTTTGTTGTTTCTTAAACTTTTGATATTTCTCTTTCAATACATCCGATTGGCTCTTAGCCGTAAGCTCGCTTTCTTCCTCGTCACTAGGTGGCAGGACGCGAATCTTAACATTGCTAGTGTCCATAAAGATGGGATATACAAGCCCATCCGGGCCATTTCGGTTTTTGGCCACATAAATTCTACCTGAGTTTGCGTTCTTATCTTCCATGGTCCTAGAGACGGTAAAGATGAAATCAGCAACAAAACATTTGTTAAAGGCTTCTGAAATAGACTCCATAGTTATCACCTCCGCGTTGAGACCCGACCGGTTTGTTTGCGAGGCGGTCCAGACTGGGCACTTAAATTCTTGTGCTATCGCTCGCATCTCTTCGTAAATAGACTCCAATTCATTACGCTTCTCTTTTCTTACCGTAACTGGTCGTAAAAGATCTCCGTAGTCAATTATAACAAGTCCTGGGTCTATGCCACGGTTAATAAGCTTCTCAAGATGGTTCCTGATTGTTCTGGTTGAAGCTGATTTAGTGGGGTATTCCTTGACGATAAGTTTACCCTTAACGTCCTCAACTTTTTCATAGATTAGCTCCTTAAAGGAGAACAAGTCGCTGAGGGGTACACCAGTAATGCAGCTATCATATCTAGAGGCTATAGTGGTATCACTAAGCTCCAGTGTGTAGTGTATAACATTCACACCCTTCATTAGCGCGGCTGCTCCCAAGTGAGTCAAGACCATTGACTTGCCAGCGCCGGTTGGTGCCACTACCACACCCAGTTCGCCCTGACCAAGGCCATCCTTAGAGATTTTGTCTACCTCGCCCCAGCCTGTTGTTATAGGGTTGCGGGCTTTCAACTCAAACCTTTGCTCAAAGTCTACCAAGTAATCATAACCAAAGTTGGAATCGCTACCCAGCACCAGAGCATCATTGATGATCTTAGAGATCTCATCGAACGAGCATGTTTGTAGCAAGTCCACAGACTTTAACATCGCCCCTTTGAGTTTTTGTTTTCTACAAAACTCAAGCGCCTTGTCTTTGATAAACTCTGAATCCTTAATTTGATCGGAGACCATAATCGTAGCAAAGTAGTCTCTTACTTGTTTCTGGATGGCCTCATTCTCTTTTTCCAGATCAGACTTTATAATCGTATTCATAATCTTCTTAGTAGGATGAACACCATACTTCAATCGGTATGCTATTATCTTCGACACAAAAAGCCGAAGGTATCCTAGCTCTAAAAATGTAATATCAAATACTTCTAATATTTGATCTGCGAACGGCCTGTCTTCTAGTATAAGCAGACACAGCGCCTCTTGGAAACTTTTACCAAAATGGCTAAAATCAGTGCGTTTCATATTTCCCCCTCTGTCCCCTTTAACATAACTCATTTACCTAAACTAGCAACTATTTTTCTCATCGCGATAATAAGATCGGTATTGTCCCATTCACCAAAGCCGTCTGACATCATCATTTTTCTGAATTCAGTTAAATTGAGTTCGGCTTCTGTATTCTCTAAAATATAATTTACTTGTGATTTCACAATTGGTGATAGTGAAGGGCTGTAGAGTTGCATAAGTCTGTAGTTTTGTTTTATCTTGTCTACGTTCTCTATTATCCTCTTATGTACTAAGAGGGGCTTCTCTACTCCTTCACAATGTCGTACAATATCTTCTATTAAGTAGTCCTTCTCTTCGCACATAAAAGAAAATCTTTTAGAAATTGTCTTGAGTCCAGCGCCTGGTACGCCCTTTAAGTTATCGGACGGATCACCAGCGATAGCTCTAGCCAAAGCAAAATTGTTTGGATGGATGCCGAACTGGTCCACTATGGAGTTTTTGTTCAGCACTTCTTTCTGCGTAGGCCTATAAATTATGGTCTTATCGTCACATAATTGATAAAAGTCTTTGTCGCTAGATATGATTATTTTATTGTAGTCAGCCAGCCTCTTGTTCTGTACCAAATAAGATATTATATCGTCTGCTTCAACATCTTCAATGCAGTATTGCATAATAGGAAGTTGGTTTAGATATTCAGACAACCTTATTTGTTGCCATACCTTATTATCCTGCTCTTCTCTAAGGGTAAGGTTTCTTACCTCACGGTTAAGCCTTACTGGCGACCTACCTGCTTTATAGTTTTTATTTAGCGTCTTTCTTTTTCTAGATCCGCCACCGCAGTCCCAGACTACTATTACTTTGTCTGGTCGAATCTCCCTGCAAAGCTTCTGGAGTGTCTTTAGGAATCCTTTAAACCCACCTATCGGAGCACCATTTGCTGATAGGCTGGGGTCTACTATATAAGACCGCAGGTATATATTCATGCAGTCTACAAGCATGACTCTTTTCATAATCCCCCCTCAGGCTATCGTTTTATCTAGTCTGTGACATCTCTGTCAATATTTTCAAAAGATTCTATGTCTCCCACTCTATCCTTATACTTTCCAATAACTTCGATGTCCATTAACTCTTCAACCCTCTTTCTAAATCTGGGGTCTTGCAAGTTCTCCATCCACTTTGTGGCTTGGAATTTTTGTTCGTCTCCATTATCATAAACGAGAGCATACCAGGCTCCACTCTGCTTAATGAATTCTGAGCCTTTGATAGCCTCAAACCATGATTCTTCATCCATAATTCTGACCTCATCATCGCCCCAAGTGATCTGGAACGTACATTGTCGTCTTTCTGTGCCGAAACGAGACTTCTTTAGAGTAGCCTTAACTTCAGAACCAATTGTAAATCCATTCTCATCCGTTACGAAAGCAGATTTTGATTTTCTCTTAGTTAACCAAACACGGAGAGAAGATGCATACACAAGAGACTTTCCGCCTGGAGTGGTGTAGGGCTCTGACATTGCTTCGAGTCTTTCTGCATGTGTTGAAGCGATCTTTTGCTTTAGTTGGTTAAGGCACAGCAGAGTACATTCTGCATTAGCAAGTGGAATAGTTAACTTCTGGAAAGCTAAGGAGAGAGTTCTGGCCTTCTTGCCTACGGAGGCATTTGGGTTAAACCCGCCTTCCTTATCCGATTCTGTTGGTGTATTAGCAATAGAATCCCAGATAAACAATGTTCGCTGTTCTGCTCCAAGAAAGTCTTCAATCATCTCAAGCACCTGTTCTACAGTGATGGCTTGAATATATACGAAAGAGTCGGGGTCTGTGTTGATGCCAGCCTTTGCTAAGAATGCAGGGTCAATGGCGCTTTCAGAATCAAAATAGACTACATATATGCCTTGCTTCTGCGCTTCGGCAGCAATGCAGGCCGCCATATAGCTTTTACCAGTGGCCGACAGACCTGCGATCTCCGAAATCTTACCGATGGGGATGCCAGCCTTTTGTCCCTTACAGATGATAGAGTCTAGCCATCGTGACCCTGTAGGGATCCAGCCCTTGACCTCTGTTGGGTTGTCTTCGTTTAGGTTGTGAGCAACTTCCATACCATACTTCTTGTTCAACCTCTTTATCATATCACCCATATTATTGACTTTACCCGTCTTAGCTTGTCTTCTAGGCATTACCCCTCCTGTAAAAATAAAAAATTAAGGCACCTGTTAACCCTGTGCCTTCCCGTGGGTCGTTTATCAGCTACCAGTGCCTGTCCCAGTACCTGTACCTGTAGTGGTACCAGTGCCGGTGCCAGTCGTGGTCCCAGTCCCAGTTCCAGTTGTGGTGCCCGTGGTCGTACCTGTGGTAGTCCCCGTAGTGCCAGTAGTGGTTCCAGTGGTAGTGGCCGTAGTAGTGGCCGTAGTAGTAGTGGTTACAACAGCCGTGTCGGCTGTCTCGTCACCCTTCTCATCACCACATCCAGTAACGAATGCGAGCAATGAAAGTGCTGCCACTCCAAAGACCGCGCCAAAGACGTGATCACGATTGATAAAACTAAACATTATTTTTCCTCTCCTGTAATTTCTTCAGTAGTTTCTTTCTCAGCAGGTACGTCTGCCTCTACGATGACTTCAAGCGTTTCTTCGCTATCGTCAATAGATACAGCCTGCACTTCCTTAGCGTTTTCGACTGTCTCGGTTGAAGCAACCTCTTGTTCAGTATCGCCACCCCTAACGGTTAAGGCGAACATAGAAGCGGCTACTACAATGAGCCCAATAATAATATATTGGTTTTTCATCATTTCACTAAAATTCATAACTATCTTCCTTTTATATAAAAACGAGGCACCTATTAGATCAGCTTGGGATAGCTTCACAACCCGTGCCTCCCTGCGGTTGGGGGGAACTTAGAATGCAGCGCTGCTACTCAGAAGCTCATCGAGCTTTTGGTCTACCGTATTAGACTCAGCGCTACCACCGTACTTTTCGACGGACTGTCCACTGTCTCCCTCGCCTGCTAGCCATTCGTCAAGCATCTGCCCAACTTCGGCTGGCGTCTTGCGGGACTCAGCAAACACTTCATCGAAATCAGGGATCTCGTTGAGCGCAGCCGCTGCCTTTGCACCACCTTGATCATCAGTGAACAGAGGTGATGAGCGACGACGTGGTGTGATCGTTGTCTTAGGGAAAGAAGCACCAGCCGGCTTTCCATAGTTGATCACAAGGTCGGTACCAGTCTCAGGGTCCGTGATGTCGTCGTAGTCCGGGTTCAATGCAAGTGTGACCAGTTCCTTATAAGCCATCTTGCCATAACCCCAAAGGCGAACACCTTTTTCTTCTTCGCCTCTAACGATGACGGGAGAGAAGAACCGTTGACGTGCCATAAGATTCTTGGCCATCTTCATGGATTCTTCAGAGCCGTCGTTGAAGAGTTTGCGGACAAATGCGTCCAGCGGATCTTCCTCTCCAAAGTTCTTCTTTGGGCTCAAGAAACCTCGGTTCTCTCCGAGATTATAATGGAACCACATCTCACGGAAGGGGTCGCCATCAGGCATCGGGAGGATCCGAATTGTTTGATCCCCATCTTGAGGCTTCCAAAACACAGATTGTGTTCGCCCCTTTCCTTCCAACTTATCTAACTTACTACGCATTTTTTTCAAATCAATAGCCATTTTATTCTCCTTTTATTAAATTGTGGGTGGCTACCCTATAGTCGCAATAGCTAATATCCCATTGCGCTAAACTTGTCAAACTAATTTATTCTCATCATACTCAAAAACAGTCAAATCGCCTTGCTGAGTATTATAGTTAAATACTCTAAAACCACCTGCCTGTAGATCCCATACCAGTTCTTTTCCTTCAGTTTGGGTGGGTGAAGTTCCTGTACCTGTTGTTTTAGCCTCTAGGAATGCTTGGGGCATATCCTCTAGCCTAGCAAAATACATTCTCCTCGCCTGACCATTATCTTTCACAAAAGACCCAATGTACGCTCTCATTATTCCCCCTGAACTTTTGAAGTCCTATTCACACAAAAACCAAAATTGTTTTCGTACTCCGTTGAGTATAACCTGTACGAAATTTTTGTCAACCATTCTTTCTTTTTTTCTTCGACCTGCTCTTCCAAAGTAGATACCATGTTCGACTCATTAAGTAGTGCATCTTTGCTCAAAGCGTAAAAATAACTCTTCTCTCTTATCAAGTCTAGGTCGTAGAAATTTCTCTCCTCCGATGTCTCAGTATCTAATAACCCGATGGTTGAGATCCTGCAAACATTTTCTCTTTCTTCTATCATTCCATATACATGTTTGGTTCTGTTAAACACGTTGATAAAATGAAACGTAGACGCCACCAAATCATTGATCTTGTCATAATATCCTATCACGGGTAGGTTCCCAATAATATTAGCGACATTCTCATTACTAACCAGGTGTATATCTTCCACCAGTCCAGATCTAGCATACTGCTGAAGTATGCCAAATGTGGCACGCTCTAATAGTTTCTTTTTACCTGTTAGGCTTTTCTGCTTCGGGCAGATGTATAGGATAGATATCTTCTTATCTTTTATCTGTTGCAGGATAGCTAAGCTCATTGCTGAGATGTACCCTGCGCCGCCCACTATGAAGGTGACCTCTTGCCCAAGGCCAGAGAAGAAATCAGTAAAATTTGGAGTGTTTGCTTCATAATCCTCAGGAGTGTTTTGCTTTTGTACATTAAAACATCTATCTCCTTCTACACCAACATCTATTTTGTAGATCTTGTATTGCGGGTATTTGCTAAAGCAGTCGGCTAAATTACAGCCGGCCTGTCCTAAACCTACGATGTCCATTACGCTGCCCCCGTCATATTTCCAAAGTCATCGCCAACCGAAACGTTGGTGAGGAACTGTGTGTCTTCAAAAGAAGCAAATTGATTTTTGATCTCTCTCAACAAATCGATATCCTCATCTGCCATATCTATAACCACTGAGTCGTGAACTGTAAAGGCAATAAATGATTTTTTGCCCTCTAGCATCTTGTTTACTTTAATCATTTGTCTCAGCACAATATCAGCAGCCGTGCTTTGAACTAAGTAGGACACAGCATGAAACTTATCACATTCTATTCTTCTGCCGAATGGGTTCGTGATAGCTTGGCCATCCCAGTATTTTTTTAATATTTGATCCCTGTTATACATGCCCTCGGACATTGTGTCTTTTGATTCTAAGTTGTAAAGCCAAGCAAATATCCTCGTCTTGGCCTCATCGCGTGTAATTGTGTTGTTATAAACATTCTCCACATTCCACTCATGAATATCCTGCTCGGGCTGTTCTTTGCCCAACAGATATAACAAAACTCGAATCTCGAACGCATTATAATCAAGCTCAACAAACCTTTTGTTGGTAGGCAGTACCGCTTTCCTAAACTCCTTGTTCAGGTTTAAAATCGGAAAGCTATTCTTCTTTGTCGTTAGGCGTCCTGTCCTTGCACCAAAAATATTATACCTTACATATGGTGTTGCTGACTTAGCGCTCTTTAGCTTATTGCGGTTAGCAAAATTCATATTAGTTATATCAACACGAGAGAAATCCAGTCTAAGTCTGTTGAGGCTTATCTGTTTTTCTATCTTGTGTAAGTCGCATAAGAACTCATAATTATTTGGTCTTGTGTAGTTACTAAAAATGTGCGATGAGATTTGATTTTTTATCTCACAAAAATTAACTATAAACGACTCAGGCATTAAATCATAAAAACAGTGTTGATTTAAATCTACCTTGGCTTCTTTCAAAGATGTTGTAAAAGCCGTTAGTTGCCCCAA